GAGCATCCTATGGAACAACAAAAGCTGGAGCAGTGGGAGCTCAAGGCGTTAGAGGTAATATGTACGCATCGTCGATGTCTGGAGCTGGCACTCAGTATCTTGGGGGGTATTTTAGAGGCGCACAAGGATTTGGTGGCGCTAGCGGTTTATCAGGAAGAGCACTAGAGGGCGCTGCAAGGGCAGAGGGTGCGTTTGGTCAAGCATTTGTTAAAGCATTTGGCGATGATGGATTAATGGTCGGAGGTAAACTTGTACAAGGTTCAAAAGGCGCTATAGATCTCCTAAGGGGAACTGGCGGTAAAGGATTGATGAAGGAAATCGGTTACACCGCAACAAAGAAATTAGCAGTTTCTGGTGCTGGAAAAATGATGGCTGCCAGGTATGCGGCGGCGGCTATACCTGGTCTTCAAGTGCTGGCTGCAGCATCCTTTATATATGATATTGGTCGCATGGGTGGAGAAATGATTAAAAGTGGGATAAACTTAGCAAAAGACGCTAATAAATCTTTACAAGGATCAATAGCTAAACCATCTTTTGGAATGGGATATAAAGATACTGAGGCAGCAGCAACATCTAGATCTAGAGGAGTCCAGGCAATTCAAAACTCTAGACTTAATGCAAGAAGTGCTCTCGGAGCAGAGGGCGCTATGATGGCAGCACATTATGGGTGATTATGGGTATTTTTAATAAAACGCAAAAATTCAGAGAAGCACTAGAAGGTCTTTCAAGAGAAGATTTATTTGAGATAATAAAAGATCAGGATCCTGAGCTGATAAAGCAGATAAACAGAATTGAATGGGTTTTTGAAAATAAACTAAATCATATTTCATGGAGTGACGGAACTCCAGTAATTGAAAGAAAATTAACCAATAGAGAGCTAGCTCTTTTGGTGGATGAGCCATTTGAAATGGATCTTGATTTATTGGCAGCAGGCGTTAGTGCAGAACATCAAAGGCAATTACACATCTCAAAAGATCCAGTAGTATGGGCTAAACAATTTCTTGGAGCTGAACTTAGAGTATATCAAATACTAATATTAAGAGATCCAGGATTAAGAAAAGTTCTTAGAGCTGGTCGTCGTTTAGGTAAAACATTTAGCTTAGCAATAATGTTACTGCATTACAGCTATACTCATAAAGACGGAAGATCGTTGGTTATCGCGCCAATGAAAACTCAAGTTGAACTTATCTATCAAGAGATACTAAGAATAGCTTCCAAGAATGAAGTTGTAACTAATTCTATTAGTAGAAAAGTTACGAGTCCACAGTTCATGATTCAGTTTTCAAATGGATCAACAATTAGATTCTTTACTTCAGGAATGAAGTCTGGAGGAAAGAGTGACGTTGCTCGTGGTCAGGAAGCTCACCTAATTGTTCTTGACGAAATGGACTACATGCACGCAGACGACCTTGACGCATTGTACGCCATGCTCCAGAAAACAGCAGAAGATCAGCCTGATAAAGTCATGATTGGCGCCTCTACTCCTACTGGTCGTAGAGAAAGATTTTGGGAATGGTGTAGATCTCCACGATTTACAGAGTTCTGGTTTCCCAGCTATTGCAATCCATATTTTTCTAAAGAACAAGAAGAAGAATTCAGGGAACAATATTCCCCAAGTGGATATCGTCATGAAATAGAAGCTGACTGGGGCGAAGACTCAGAAGGTGTTTATCCGAGAAAATTTGTTGACAGAGCTTTTATTTCGCCATCTTGGGATTACACTCCTGAAATTACTTCAGCTAGATCTTTCCATACAATTGGAGTCGACTGGGATAAATATGGCGCGGGAACAAATATAGTCATAGTAGAAACATGCGCAGAAAACTATGAAGACACTAGATTTAGAGGCAAGAGTAGAATCTGTTATAGAGAAGAAATACCCAGATCAGAATATACCTTAACGAAAGCTGTAGATAGAGTTATTGAATTAAATCGGGCATTTAATCCTAAGCACATTTATGTTGACAGAGGATACGGAGAAGTGCAAGTGGAGCTACTGAAGAAGTATGGAGTAGAAAATCCATATTCTGGTCTTAGGGATAAAGTTAAGGGCATTAGCTTTGGTGAAAGCATTGATGTTAGAGATCCATACACCAAGTTAATGATTAAGAAAGAAATGAAACCTTTTATGGTTGACAATCTTAGGCAGTTCTTGGAAAAAGAAAGAATACTTATTCCAGAATCAGACGAAGAGATTTACATGCAACTTATATCCTATGTTGTTATTAGAACAACTCAAACTGGTCGGCCAGTATTTGAAGCAGCTGGTTCTGCAATGGATCACGCACACGATGCATTAATGTTAGCACTATTGGCAATAACGCAAAATTATGGAGAATTTTCGCAGGGTAACTACGCTACCAGAACCGAAAGTTTTTCTAATGAGTTTTTTATGCCCAAACAAAATAGTTCAGATTCAGAAGAAGAAAAGTCAAAATTTGTAATCACAGGGAGAGCAAATGCTTTAAATCCAACTGGAAGCTTTAAGAGATCAACTAGTTCTAAAAAAATTAGAAAAATGTTTTAGGAAAAAATGTCGGTAAATAATAACAATCAGTATACAGAAGTAAATAATGAAATTCATGGAAGTTATAAATTTTCTGATTCATCTTTTGTTAATACCTCAGACAATGAGGCTTACGAAAGAGAGATGCTGAGAACTATCGGAAAGACTTCCAATGGTTCTGTAATGGGAACATACTCCATACCACTCAACTCCATTAGGAGACAAACATCTTTGGCTCAGCAAGTGATACTAGATACCATTAGAGATATTGAAGAGCTAATGAAGAAGGTTTTTATAAATCCAAACTTAAATTTAGATTTACTGGTATCTCACCAGAATTTATGGGATGAATTAAATAAAACTTTAAGAATAGAATCTCCACAAATTATTGAATTTTTTAATAAAAAGATAAATAATAGTTCTTATTCTACAGTCCCAAAAGAGGAAGATAAAAACATAGACATTAGTTTTGGTTTAATCGATCCCAAAGAGGATCCTTATCTAGAAGACTCTCCAAAAATTATTAATGATGATCCATCATCTTCCGATGAGGGGCTTATAACTATTCAGCCATACCCTCCGGTTTTTGATAAACCCTCGAATATTAAAATGCCGATCCCGTCATATATTTGTTATGAAGAGGTATCTTTTGCGGAAAGAATGAATTCGACAATCTCTCGTAAATTTTTGCAAGAATATCAACATTCTATCGCACATTCAACTTTTTCTTATTTCTTTCAGTTCAGAAAACTTTTAAACTATTTATTAAATGAAGTTAAATCAGTACAAATGTCATTATCTATAGATTTTGGAGACGATTATGAAAATGAGTTACAACAAAAAATCGCAGTCCATTATGACTCGTGGGGGAAAACAGCCCTGCACTATACGAGCAGGATTGCAAAGACGATCATATCAAAGCCAGGAGAAATTCCCGGAACCGAATTGGATCAAATCTCAAAGGAACAAGCCTCTAAATTTCAAGCTTTTTTTGCGATTAAATTAAACGCTGTAAACTCTGAAATTGAAGATATTCTTAGTTCACTTAAAAGAGACCTACACGATAACTCTGAAATTTTTTATACAAGATATATTAATCCAGCCTTAAAATTTTCTTCAGATATTTCAAATCCTCTAGAACTAGATTACCAAACAACGTCAGTAGGTAAAAGTATTCCATTTTTGGCTGAAGAATTATTGATAGCTTCAGTTTTAATGAAGGGCAACTTCACCTCCGTAGTTGCCGACGTTATTGATAGACATCACACTGTCATAGGAAAAACAGATGCACTATTAAGGCTTATTCACGAAAAAAGGAAGTATGCAAATTTTATTGCACAAATGTCCTTTAAGGGTGTTCAAAAGCCAAATCTATTATTGCCAGTATCTGATGACTGGGTTTCTTCGCTGTTCAGACAGGTGATAATAAGTCCCACTAGAAAAGATGACCTAAAGTCCAGCCATAGCCTATTACAAGACCTGGATGAAGATCATCATCCACAGTATTTATTAAAGGATGGTGGGAGAATAATAGGTGATATTCTTGTCGCTGAAGGTATTACTATAGATGGGGTAGATCTCAATCAACATAAACATACTGGCACGGATGGATCTACTAAAATTTCCTCCCTTGATATCGATTATCAAACAGCAAGAAATTCTGATATAATAAAAGAAGCTGTAACCGCTCCTATATCGATAGCTATTGCACAATTTAATGTTGACATTGTAAATGGCGTACCTAGGTGCGATGCAGTGGTTAATATAGAAATTGATGATAATATTTTAGATAATCATGAATATGAAATAATATACACGGAAGTGACATAATATGGCTTGGTTTAAGTATCTTAAATCTACTGAAAATGTAAACTCATCTACAGTTAACACTACTTACTCATACCCCTATTGTAAGAGATTCATAGATAGATTCACGGCAAGGGATACAATAAGTTCTGGAACTTGGATATTTGCTAATATATCAGATATTAATATCAACACGTATAAAGATACCTCTTTAGAAGATCAAACAGATCAAACATCGTACATTGTTACTTACGAGAAAGGTGACAATGTATATCCCGTTGAAACCGTCATAGAAGGCGACTATATATATTTTAAAACATATGAATTGCACACGGCTGCCGAAGAAGTAACCGGACAATATGCAGTGTATTATAATACGCCAAATTTAAGAAAAATTAACACTGTAAATAACGGTGGGACTACTGGGTATCGGATTGACTCAGTCTCAAATCCATTCTATGCAAACTACTCAAGTGTCAATACAGGGCAATATTTAGTTAATTTAGATTCAGATTCATCATACAACTTCTCATTTATTAATCCAATGACAGATTGGGATAATGGATTATCCACGAAACCAGCTTCTAAATTATATATGAATTTTACTGGCCCTAAGTTTACTTTATATGGAGCAAAGGGACCAAATTACGGTAAGTTTAGAATTAAATTTACAGCGCTTTCTGATAATATTAATACGACAAATTCCTTAGCTTTAGATTGGCAAACAATTGATTCATTTGCTAGAACCTACTCTGATAATCAACAGCTTTTTGCAAAGACAGATTTTGAAGAAAGAGATTATTTTGTCGAGATAGAAACATTATATGATAAAAATGTTCTTTCAAATGGAAATAACATAAAGATAACTTCTTATTCATTTAGCTATAATCTATATCTAAAAATTAAAAATGAAATAGTTAATCAATCTAATAATACATTTACGCTGATAGGCGGAATAAGATAATGGGTATTATATCTAAAAATATAGAAAATTTAAAACCGGATAAAGAGTATATTATTACGGTTCGCGCAAAAAATAATGACATTAATATATTGTCAAGCTATACGGATTCAGTAAGGTTTCAAACCCCTACAGATTCAACAGTACCTAGTGCGCCAACAAATCTTGTTCTGGCAGCATCTTTTTTTAATGTA